ACAATATGCAGGAGGTATTGGTGGGGTATTTTGGGATGATGATTATTTGGATTGGATTGTTTCTTTTGCGAATCCAGCAGGTATAGAAACCACAAGAGGAATAGCTGGTCATTATGTCTACGGGGGACATCTGGGCAAAGCTCTTAATGAGGCAGTATTTAATAATACCATATGCGGTTCTCCCTGTAATGGTTTAAACCCCTCTAGACATAGAGGTTTTAATACTGTAGGACATCACGAATATCAACAACCATGTCTTGAACAAGGAGATCCAGATCCTACAGATTCTAGTTATGAAGGAGATAAAGCTGATGTGAAGGGTAATTTAAACTGTCTTCCAGCTTATATTGGCACAGGAATTGGGAAATATGCTCCAGATTGGGAATTAAAGAAATTTAATGCAGCAAGTGAATACTCGGCTAGTTGGGCTGATGCACAAGCTGAAGGACATACTTTTATGCCTACTTTCACTATAGGAATTCCTCATTGTCTTAATAGAAAACAATGTGCAAGACCCAACGAAAAAGCCAAATATGATGTTTTTTGTACAATACCACCGGGAGGAAAAGAATGTATTCCACGGAAAATATATGATGTTCCTCATAGTCTTTGTTCTTGTGCAGAGGATTTTGGAGAAACTTGTAGTAGAGCATATTCCGAGGCAATACAGCTTATACATGAGAGAACTTGTACTGAGCCAGCTTGTCCGATGAAATGTGGAGAAGCTTATAATAACTCACTGTACGAATACTCTACTTATATTATTCCTGCGGGTATTTATATTAAATCAATAGATGCGTGTGCAGATGAAAGCGAAAATAATACCGCAAACGGAGACACAAGAAGTAATAAATGTATATTTGCCCTGAGTTTGCCTATCAGAGAAAGCGAAGTAAACGCCGGAACTGAAGTTTTAGAGTGGTGGGAAGGATTCTATAGAAGCTTTTCTGTCCCCGTAACACAATGTATGGAAAAATCTCTTCTAAAAATAGAATGGGATTCTGGATCAGAATTTTTTAAAGACGGGTCTTTCTGTACAGGAGCAATAGGAAGTGCTTGGGGCATTACTGATTCCGAGTCTAGACGACTTGGCTTAGGCGATATTGGTGTGTTCTTTGCTTGTAATAATTTTGGTTTACTTAACGGAGAAAGAGCCAATCCAAATGCAATTGATCCTTTTTCTTCCGCCGTAGGATGGTGTTATCAGAATGAAGATTCTTCCGCTGAAGAATTTGATGATGAAGTAAGCTGTACAACAAGGCAACTAATGAGATGCATCAGAGCGGGTGACTATAAAGGAGATGATGGAGCATTACAATTAACCGCAAGTAGGAAAACAGGCGAGTCATGTATATGTAAAACTGCGGAATGTGTACAAGGCGGATACAATACTTCATGCTCAGGACCGGGATATGGAGGACAAAATGGATGTATTGAATATTGTTGTGGGGCACAGGGATGCGCCTATGCAACAAGAGGAGAGGACCACGGCCCCCCAAATCATTATATAAGCGGAATAAGCGAAAGGTTTGAAACCAATACAGCAGCAGATGGTTGTAAAAATATTCAACCCTTCTTCTTAAACTCGTTCTTCCATAAAAACGCAAATAAATATAGATACGCTAGAATTATTGGCACAAATACTGATTCAAGTTTGCTTAAATATTGCCAAGATAAAGCCCAAGCAGATGCTGAAGCGGCACATCCCGGACCATGCATTAGTTTCTTTGCTACATATAATTCTAATGAGCATAGTGGAAAGCCTAATTTTTCAACATCTCACGGATTAATCCACTTAGCTGATCTTTCTGACACAGGTTGTGATGATAATACCAGCTTAGGTGATCTTTTAACTTATTACAAATCAATAGGAACTTAAAATGAAGGCAACTAGTACATTAACTTTTGTTGATGACGATGGACATATTAGAGAAGTCCAAACAGTCGTAAATGATGATTATACCATAAATGCTTTTTATTCAAATGAAGCAGCTAGGGTATCAAGAATTAAAAATCAAAACCAAACCCTAAGATTAAAATTAGAAGAAGCAGAAAGAAAGAAAAAGGCCATTGGTCTAGGAGATTGGGTTAAGAACACGATTAACAAACTTACCTATAACCAAGTTAAACCTTGTAATTCTTGTAAGAAAAGACAAGAAATTCTGAATAAAATAAAACTAAAGGAGAACTCCAGTGGAGAATAAAGCCAAAACGCTTCAAGATATGTTATTCGAGGCATTAATTAGGGACTTAGAAGATCCAGATAAATGCAGCCCCGGTTTATATCAAGTAGTCCGTGGTGTTGTAAACGATAATAAAGAAGATGCTGGATCTATTTCTAAAGATAATTTAAAGGCTGTAGAGGAAACAATGTCCAAAGCAGCCCCATTTAAGTTTGGGAGTTAATAATGGACATGTCTTATTTCGGTGCTTTTTTACAAATACTTATTGGATTGGGTATTGTAGCGAATTTATGGAAAATTCAACGCGAGTTAGGTGAATTAGCTGTCACTTTAGCCAGTCTAAAAGATATTGTACAAGATCACGAAGTAAGGCTCAGAGAAATGGAGCGCAGTTCTAGTGAATGAATCTAAATCAACACGTAATTACAAAAAGAATCCAGCTTCGTATAAGAAAAAACTAGAATATGACAAAAGAAGAAATAAAAAAACCAAGCAGAAAAAATATAGAGCTAGTTTAAATAAAGCGAATAGAAAAGCTGGAACTTACGGTAATGGCGATGGTTTAGATTTGTCACATACTCCAAGTGGTCGATTAGTTAAAAAGAAAGCTGCTGCTAATAGAGGAAGCAAGACAGATAGGCCCGGAGATCGTAGGGCAAGAGGTAAAAAGAAATGAACATACCCCCTGAAATGGTTAAAGACTTTAGAAACCATATGTGGGCTTGTTTTAAATACCTAGGTTTAGGAGAACCAACTCCGGCCCAGTATGCAATGGCCGACGAGCTTCAGAATGGATCCAAGGACATGCAGTTACAGGCTGGCCGTGGTTTTGGTAAATCCGTTATTACTTCATGTCTTGCTTCGTGGTTTCTTTTAAAAGATCCTAACAGTACTATTATGGTTGTGTCTGCTACTGGACAAAAAGCCGTGGAATTTATTTCCATGACTCGTCGAATACTTGATCTAGTTCCTTATTGCCAAGATATGAAACCGGGTGAAGGAACGATTGATAATGCTTTTTCTTTTAATGTCCAAAATAGAACTAAAGTTGGACAAGATAGATCGTGCTATGCTCGGGGTATTACCGGGCAAATTACCGGATCACACGCGGAGTACTTGATTTTTGATGATATCGAAATAGAGGGCAACTGTGAAACAACTCAAACAAGACAAAAACTTTTAAATAAAGCTCTTGAAGCTGAACAGATTAGGAATGTTGGCGGCAGGGTAATCCTTCTAGGAACCCCTCAAACTAAAGATTCAATTTATAATATCCTGAAGGAAGGATACCCTGTTGTCAAATTCCCTGCTGTAAAACCCGATCCAAGTATACCTTCGGAATACGAAGATGTAGCCGAATGGATTATGTCTCTTGATATTGAACCGGGAGAACCAACGCAACCTGAGAGATTTAATAAAGAAGTTTTAATGGAAAGACAGGCCAAAGTAGGGCCAACATTATTTGGGCTTCATTATAAGCTAGATACCAGCTTAGCAGATGCTCAGAAATATCCACTTAAACTAGAAGATTTAATTGTATTAGATTTTAATCACGAATTGGTTCCCGAAAAAATAGTATGGGGAGCATCTCAGCCAAAGAAAAACGTCCCATCGTTTGGAATGGCTGGAGATAAGATATACGACCCCATGTGGATCTCTGAGAAATTTGTTAAACCATTGCAGAAGTTACTTTTTGTAGACCCTAGCGGAAGAGGAAACGATGAAACGGCTTATTGCGTGGCCTCTACATCAAATGGTTATATATTTATACATGAATTAAGCGGATTGGAGGGTGGTTATTCAGAAGCTGTCCTTAAGAAACTATGTCAAATAGCTCTTGAGAACGAAGTGCAAGCCATTGTTGCGGAGTCTAATTATGGTGATGCTATGTTTAATAAGTTGCTTATACCTGTTATTCAACGCATTTGTCCCCATATTGGAATTATGGAAAGAAAAGTTTCCGGTCAAAAAGAAGTAAGAATGATAAGGATATTAGAACCTGTAATGTCTCAAAGGAGACTTTGTTTTAATACCAGAGCTATTAAAGAAAAAGAAACCCAAATCCAGATAACAAGACTTACAGATAGAAGAGGAGCATTAGCTCGTGATGATAGGGTAGATGTTTTATCTTTGGCTGTAGACGAGTGGAAAGATACCCTTGTTCAAGATGTCGATTCTTTGATTGCTAAAAACAAAGAAAAAGAATCTATGGAAATTGTTAATGGATGGTTATCAGATGATAGAGTAGGTAATCTTTTTTCCGATCAAGTATCCGGGGCATATAAATATATTGATAAAAAACAACATAATTCTCGATATAAGCCAATACTAAGAGGAAGACGTAGCCGATGATTGCAGTAACAGGCATGGGACCAAGAGTCGGAACTTCTTTTGTGATGAAAGAACTTAAAAAGTATATTCCTATTGTTGGTCGAAAGTTTCCGTCTTGGTCTGTAAAAGAAGAAAACCCCAAGGGGTATTATGAAATTGATAGGGTTATTTATTCACAAGGAATTCCTTTTCATAAATGGAAAGGACATGGGGTTAAAATATGGCCTCAGGTTCTTATAAATACAAACCCTAATTATATATCTAGAATAATCTTATTAGATCGTTTCGATAAAGGCAAGCAAGTAGAAAGTGCCATAAGAGTAAAAAACAAAGAACTTGAAAAAGTTCCTTGGATTAGTTTACCAGATAACGAAGTATTAAGATTAATAGAAGAACGAGAAAAAATGGTTGAAGACTATTTATTAGTAAATCCCGATATTCCAGTATTGCGTATATATACGGAAGAATTAGATTCTAGTCTTGATTTAATTAAAGAATTTATTCCTCTATTTCAAAGGAGAAAATAATGGGAGTAGTAGCCTTAGGTGCAATTGGCTTAGCTGGGGGAATATTCGCAGGTGTTATGGGATCTCAGCAAGCTTCAGCCGATAGAAAAGCTCAAATTTCGTCGATACATTATCAGAACATGATACGTGGTATGGAAGTAGATAGGGAAAATATACAAAAAACGGTACAGTGGGGCGCAAGGCTAAAACAAGCCAAACTTGCCGCTCTTGCCTCAGGCTCAAAAGCTGGACAAAAGAAATTCTTTACTAGAGAAGCCCTTAGAAATCAAGTTAGCCAACTAGGTAATCAAACTTTTAAATTAAATGAGGCTGTAATTAGTAGGGTATCAGGAAAAGGTATAGGTCTTTCGTCAGGAACAGCCAAAGCTATTATGAGGCAAAATATTAATAAGTCATCAGAATCAAATGCTGCCCTTATGACAAACTTTAGAAGACAAATGCAAGCTATAGATCAAGAACTAACAGGATCAATCAGCGCGGCTCAGTTTTTATCTCCAGATCTTGCTGATTTTGTTGCAGGGCGAACTAATATACCAGATCATAGTGGATCTATTATGGCTAGTAGTATTGTATCGGGAACACTAGGAGGTATTTCTTCTGGTATAGCAGCAAAGATGCGAGGAGGCGGTTCTTTAGCCCCATCTGGAGGAGAAGGAGAAGGAGGCGATGATGGACAATAAACAAAACGAATCGTTTAATAAATTAGAGGCTATTGTAAATGAATCTCAGCCAGAATCCTTTGATTACGATGTTATAAATTCACAATTAGAAGATAGATCAGAACGAAATAGTATTAGAAAATCAGAGGATGTTATCAACCAAGCTAAAAGAATTTATGGAGATAACCAAGAAGCTGTTTTTAAAACATGGATGTCTGGCACAAAAGATTTTAATTTAAACAGAAATACAAGAGAGTATTATTGGAAGACCTATGATGATTTATCTGGCAATCCAGAAATATCCCAAGAAACACTTAGGACAGAATCAAGAGAAAAAGTAAAAAACTTTAGTAATACCTACGACAAAGAAGCATATATTCGCAAAAATCTCGACAGGTGGCCCGAATGGCTTGAAAAAGAATACGAACCAGTTTTATCTAATCTTATGATAATGAATCAATCTAAAGATATGCTTAAAAATGAATTTATTTATAAAGAAAGCACTTTAGATCGAGTTAATTCTATTCTTGATGAATCAGATTTAGATCCTGATATTACTGATTCGGACCACTCCGCTGATTTTAAGAAATTTGCTACAATGGGTCTTTTAGATGGGGCGATAATCGCAAATGGAAGACTTAGTATAAGAAACGAAAAGGGGGAATTACAGCCAGCTTGGTCTATATCTGATGTATCTTCAATTACTGGAAAACCAGATTTAGAATCACCGGCAATGTCCGCTTTTTTAAGAGATTCTGTTGAAAATGAAATAAATTCTTTAGTTTCTGTAAACGTAAACGAAGCTAGAGAAAAAATTAAAGCGCAAACAGAAAGATTAAACAGTAGTATTTTTTATGAAATGAGACAAGGAAATATTCCTGTAGATAGATGGGGAGATATGGCGGCTCTTACGGAAGATCCCACTATATCTTCTTTTGAAAACCTAGGGTATTTATTTTACCAAGGTATATTGGGACATATAGATAATAATCCCGATATAAAAGACGGAGAAATAGCTCAATTCGTAAACTTAGTTGTAGACAAATATGCTCATTTATTAGCAGGAGGACCAAGGCGTGGCTAAACGAAACACTACGGGATTAAATCCCTTTGAGACTCAGGCAGAACGGGAACGAAGATCTTATTATAGCCCCAAAAGAAAAGCTAAAACCGGAAATATTCCATTAATAGACGAACCTCCCGTAAGAGAACAAGCCATTGAATCTCCTTTTCCTGTAGTGGAGGAACCAGTATTTGAATTTGCTAAAGATTCTTATCCTTCTGCCGGAGAAATGAGCAGATACTACCAAGCGCAAAATGCAGATGCTGGTTGGGAAGCTGGGATTGGTGTAGCAATAGCTGAATTTGCTGGTGAAATAACAGGAGCAGCTATAGCGCAGCATCACAAAAAAAAGAAAGAAGCTTCTGATCTAAAGTTTGACTCTTTTGAAGAACAAAGATTATCCCCTATTACGGGAAGAGTTCTTGCCGAACAAAGCGAAACTTTATTGTGGAACGAAAATAATCCAGATGATCCCAGACCTATTATGGACCCTTCCCAAAGAATTAATGAATTAGGTATGAATGAATTTGTTGATTTCGCAAGAGAAGAATCATTTAGATTCCAAGATGATACCCAAAAAAGAGCGCAACTAGAAAGCCAATATCTTGTTTCAAATAATTTAGTTGGCGTAGACCTTACTCCAGAACAAGAATATAATATGATAATGGATGTTTATTTTGGTCCTCCTTTAGATGTTTTTAAAAATGGCGATGCTATTATTGGAGATAGAGAACAAGTAAGACTAAAACTTGATGCTTTATATGATTCATGGGGAGAATTAAAAGAAAAACAAACTGAATTTATAACGGAGTTTATTTCAGAACAACAAGAAATGAGAAGAGTACCTGATGGTACAGCTTCGGGTGAAACTTACGAAAGTATTTTTAATGAAATTAGATCTGGATTTTTCTCAGAAGATTCATTTAGTAGAGATGAAGAAGGAAACTTTAATGGTGCCCTTCGTCCCGATTCTAGATATTATATAGACGATGAAACGGAAGTTGCAGTATTTGCAGAAAGCGTTGATGAAGAAGGAAATAAAACTTACCAATTCGCAAGAGAATTTGAAGAAATGCTTAACTCTAATATGGGAGGAGAGATCGGTGCTTTTATTGTCGATCAATTATTCTTCAGATCAGGATACCCCCAAAGCATGGAAAATATAATGCCTTCGATTACACAGTGGGCTTCCAGATGGGCAGAAGGTGACTCGTTATTTTCAGCAGAATTAAATATAGTTTTACCTTTCTTTAAAGCAGCAGGAAACGAATCTTTTGATAGTTGGATTAATACATCAGCATCAAGAGGCGGACCCGGTGGTTTAGAGAAAAAGGAAAAAACAAAACTCATTCTAATCCAATCTTTATATAATGCTAGTATGGATTCGGGTAAATCTTTTGATCCAGAAGATGCCTTTGCTATATACAATAGATTGAATAGCAATGAGTTTACTGATAGATATAATATGTTAACATCTTCAGAGGGTCAATGGCTAAATCAAGAATATACCCGAGAAGAGAAAATAACAGCCCAAGCATCTTTAAAAGGAATATTAGATAGTCTTAATAAAAAATATAACATTACTTTTGTTGAGGGTATGGATGAAGGGGCCGTAGATGATTTAGATGGTATATTTATGCCCTATTTACTTGAAACACTTTCTGAAGACCCCCTATTGGCTGGTCATGTAGCTGCTTTAAGTTTAATTGCAGAAAACAGACTTTTAGACGAGGATCAAATAAGCCTTATACAAAATAGAATGATTGACAATTTAAATCTGTATCCCATAACAGATAATGATGGTAATTTTATTAGCTTTGGTACAGATTCAACAGTTGGTTCCGCAGAAAGTAAGGCGTTTGCTAATTTAAAATTAAGAACAGCAAACGAGCAAATCCCAGCTACATTAAATATACCGGAACAATTACTAATGAGAGACGATGAAACCTTACGATTAGAAGATAAAATACCTAATTGGCTTAGGATTCATATGTCACAACTGACTAGATCTAATTCAGACTCATATCCAGATGATTATATAGAAGTAGCTTCTGAATATATTATGGATAATTTTACAACAGTATTTTGGCAACAAGGAGAAGACGGAGTAAGATATGTGTCAGAAAGAGGGGGAATTGAACCCGGAGATCTTATGACATTTTTCTTCTTAACCAATCCCGAAGTACAAAGACAACTTATGGGTAGTGGTACGGATGTAGAGTTTACAGGAGATGATATAATCGAAAACTTTGAAAATCTTTATAGAGATTATGGAGATATAAAAGACGGTAATTATATCCTTAGTTGGTCAGATCCCCAAACAATGAAAAGAAATACCATTGCTCGGAATTCAACATCACCCAGATCATTTAGTATAATTGGTATAAAAAAACCAGATGGAACAGAAGTTGATTTATCAAATACCTTTACTACCAAAGATCGAAGCTCTATATTTAGAAGTCCGTGGGCATTGGCATATTCAACTAAAAACAGACAGGGAAAAACCACTTCTTTTAGTCAAACTGAAATAACAGACCATATTATAAATGGTGGACTAAGAGATCCTGAATCAAAAAGTAATAGGTCTGGTTATTTATGGGGCTTACTGAGTATGTCTGGTCTAGATTCAGAAAACCTAGGGAAAAAAATTGATAGATTTAATTATCGAGAACTTAAGCGTATTCAATCATTACTGGAACAAGATAGTGAATATTTTGTTGGTATGGACGAAGAGCAAATTAATATATTAAGAGCTAATACAGAAAACTTAATACATGCTATAGAGAGAACGAGAAAGAAAAAAGAACCAGAAGCCCCTGAGGTTCCCGCTGAAGCCCCTGAGGCTCCCGCAGAGGCTCTTGAAACAACTCCCGAGGCTACTGAAGCCGCTCCTGAAGCCGCTCCTGAAGCCCCTGAGGCTGAGGAGATTAGTGATTTACCCTATGAAATTGAAAAAGGAAATATAAAATACCTGAGAACTACACAAGGAATTGTGGAAGCAAACAAGAGATCTAGATTTATTTTAATGCGGATTGCAGGAAACCCCAATAGAATAGATATTCTTAATGCCCTGATTGATGGTGCATATGGAGCAGGAGACGGAGAGCTTCTTGCAGAACAAGCAGAGGGATTAGATAGAAATATATTTTTAGATACTATTGTGACGTTATCTAGTAATCCGGGTGTAAGAAATGAATTTTTTGACTTTATAAGAAAATCTATTGTATATGGACTACCAGAAAAACAAGATTATAGGGATATTAAAAGCAAAATTCCTAAAGAAGTCAGGGATAAAAAAGAAGTAAAAGAATGGCTAAATATAAGTCAGTTAGACCACCCAGTAGTGGGTGGTGACGCAGCAGGAAACTATAATAGTAATTTATGGAATAAAATATCAGATATAGACCAAAGAATTATTCTTAAGGGAATGGTTAAAGCTTTGAATGTAGATTATCCGGGTGGTTCTTCTAGTCGCAGTCCCCTTCAGGACGGTAAATATACTTTCCCTACTATTAACGACGATGTATCAGAAGGTATTAGATTAGAAAATGTGACAATACCCCCAAGACCAGATAGAAAAAATTACTATACTACAGAAGAAATAAACGCGGTATCGAAAAACTTAGATATTCCCCTTGATGTTTCTTCTTCAATGGAACTAATAAGTGATGATGTTGTATTTGATGCAACCCTACAAGAAATAGTAACAGAAGATAATCCTTTAAGTGAAGGAAATACTAAATTAGTATGGGCAGATGAAGTAGACCCAAGATATTTAGATATTGATCCTAAAGATCTTCAAAAACTTGCAGAAAACCCCAATTCTAAATTTTATGGAAAAACCCAAGAAGAAATCCATCAGATCTACCTTGATGAACATGGTATAAAAATAGCGCAATATCAACTTCTTCGACAAAGTGTAGAACAAGGCATAGAAGAAGCATCGGAAAGTATAAAAAGTGTGTTAGGAGTAGAAATAGATTCATATCGACTAGGTTTATTGGTAGGAAATAAAAAAGTCTTTGATTCAGTTTTAGAAGGCGTTATTGATAGGTCAGAAGAAGAAGGCGAACCACCAAGAAAGGCAGTAGGTACAGCAGAAGTGCTAGAAGCGTTTTTATCAATTGGTTTATATGAGCGATACAATATCAAAGATGATATTGCTAAGGCTCCCCAAAACCAAAAGACAAGCATGGTAACGCCTATGATAGGAATTGGTGTTGGTGCTGGATTCGGAATAGAAACAATGCCAATGGAAGATGATGATACATATACAGTAGTCCAAGGGGATACAGTTACTCGCATACTTCAAAAAATTGGGGAAGATTTTACCCTTGAAGAATTTAAAGCTGCAAATCCTCAGGTTAAAGATATTAATAAAATCTATATTGGTCAAAAACTTAATCTACCCCAGAAGGATAATTATGGATTCCAAAACTGGAATACAGCCCGTATTGCTGCCGGGATTATTGCCGCCGAACACAGGGGAACAGGAAGAAAAGCTTTTGAGTTTGATGCTTCATCCTTTATACGAACAAAGCATAAGCCAAAGGGGGGCAGTACAGCCTTTGGTCCGGGGCAAATTACAGGTTCAACAGCCAGCGACCTTCTAGTTAGGGGTAAGAATCTTAGCCCTGAATTAAAGAAATGGATTAAGGATACGTTTATTCCTGCTACCAAGAACATGTTAATTCATGGTCATGGTGGTCCTCCTAAGAATCCCAAGACACCCTTCCCCACTAAGCACCCATATGTTAAAAATGAAGATGGGTCTTTTAGTAATATATTAACAGCAACAGCAGAGATTGATAGGAAACATTATGTAATTCCTACAATGGTAGATGGCAAAAAACTAGAGATAAGTGAAGCTATAAAAATAGCAAAAGAACAAGGGCTAGATAAATACCCAAGCTTCGATACCCACAAAAAAGCACTGGCTGAATCAAAGAAGATAAGTGAGTCGCAGAATTATGATCCAAAGTTTGACTACGGTGGTACTGCTGGATTAGATAGCGAAGAAAACTTCAGGATGTATAATGAAATGTGGGGAGCCGTAATAGAACAAAAACTTAAAGATGCTGGTGTAACAATTGACCAAGTAATCAAAGGTGGAACAGCTAGGAATAAATTCTTATCCAAATATTATAAGTCCCAAAGAGAATCAGCATATGATACTAGTTTCGCAAAAGGATTAAACGAAGCTACTAGACCAAAGAAAAAGAAAACTAAAGGAGATACTAAATGACGTTTTCAAGTGCAGTAGATATTCCAAGGCAATTTCAAACACAAAGATCATTTGACTCGTTTGAAAAACCAGAAAAAAAGTGGTATTTTGACGCATGGAGAGAACGCAATTACGGTACAACTCTACAGGGAATGGCATCCTTTGGATATAATGTTTTAAATGATTTCTTTGAAATGACTCCAAACTGGGAAATAGCGCAGGGGTTTGAGCCTGATACTTTACGAATGTTTGATCCAGAAGCTTATAGAACCGAAGTTACCGATTTTAGACGAGAAATACCTTTTGTTAAAAGACTGGATAGTAGCGGAGAAGATACCGAATCAGGAAATCGACGAGTAGATTTTATGCGTCTACCAAGCGATCTTCCGTGGAGTCCTGACTATCTTCGGGAAATGTTCCAAGGGTATTTAACAGGAGGAGAAGCATTACAAGTCAATATGCACGCCTTAAGAATGGATGGTGTATTTGGTAGAGATGCCGCTGCATATGCTTATCGAAAAAGATTACTAGGTCAGCTAGGTCGAGCCTATGGATCAACTATAGATGCCGGTCCTTTAAGCTTTGGCGCACCAGAAGAAGAAGGAGAATCATGGGCAGAACATACAGCAAGTAAAATAGCTACTATATTACAAGACGGGGGATCTTTAATTGGTACTGCCCTGCAAAACAAAAACGCCTCGTCCGAAATTGTTGCAGCATTAACTCACGATGAAAAAGATAAAAAATATCTTTCTGATATTGATGGTTCTTTCCTAGCTGAGCAGTATTTTAATGATACGTATGCTAAAATTCCTCAATTAATGAACGTAATTGATAGAAACCATTTTGATATTAATTATGTTAAAATGCTATCAAATAAAGAGCAGGTTGATTATTTAGTAGCTAGAGCTTTAAGTTTTTCAACACTTGCAGATTCCCTTAGTGCATTCCACGAGGAGTCGTATTTAGGAGAATTTGGGTTTACTCTTATGAATTTACCCAACTTATTAATCAACGATCCAGATGCTCAATTAATTCTATTAAGTTTACCTGTTACTGCTGGTAGAAGTGCCGCATTAGCGGGTAGTTTACCTGCTAAAACAGTTGGTAAAGCAGTAGCTAAACAAACAGCAATGCAGATATTAAGACAACAAAGATCAATTGGTAGGGCACTTGCTCAAAAGGGATTAAAGAAACAACTCGAAAAGGGATTATTAAATACATCCAAGGGACGTTTTTATTATGCGGCTACACGTTTAGGATGGAAAGAAGCAATAGCGTCTACTAGTTTTGGTACAAGACTTGGTAAAATATTTACTAGAGCAGGAAAAGCAGGTGCCTTTGGTAGATACGTTAATAGAGGATTTAAAGTTGATCCAACTAGTCGATTAAGAATATTGGATGTAGGAGCTAAAACATTTGGTTTGGGTTTAGTACAAGGCGGAATATCAGATTATTTTTCACAGGTTGAAGCTGTTCGTGAAGCAGATTTACTTGGTTCAGCTTCCTTGTTTGATCAACAAATTGATTATACTAGAGTAGGTATATCGGCACTTGCTGCCGGTGTAATTGCTGGTGGTATTGGAGCGGGAGCATCTTCCATAGGAAGACTTATTAATCCAGCTAGTAGGGAAACAGCAGAACAAGCTGATCTACCCCTTCAAAGACCTACGGACGAAGCATTAGAGACAGCCGGAGCAAGAACAGAAGATCCAGAACAAGTATTAGTCGTAGAAGATGAAGCTACTCCCCAAGAAAGTACCGTAGCTATGAATGCGGCTGATGAAGCTGCTAATGAAACAGGTGTACAAATACTGAATGGAGACGAACCCAATCCAGAAGGAAATGTATCAGCAGCGGTAAATAGAGAAGAATCTAGAGAAGCATTACGAAGACTCTATGTACGATATAAAGCAAAAAGACGAGGGCAAGAAGCCGGGGAAGCATATAGTGCTATTAAAAAATATATCCAAATGCAAAAGGGAGTCTTTGAAAAAAATAAAGCAATAAAGATTAGAATGGAAGAAGCGGTAGAAAAAGCTACAACACAAAGAGAAAAAGCTAATGAAGTAATCAGAGATGTAATGGAAGCAGTTAAAAAGGCAGAAGAAGCAGTATCCGCCGCAAGGGTAAAAGTAAAACAAGAAGTCGAAAAAGCCGACAATGACTTTACTCTTGGGGAAGATGGTATATTACGTCAAGGAAATAGAGACGTTAATAGCTTAGAAGCGAACGTAATACAAAGATATGAAAGACAATACTCAGAATTATTTAATGCCTATACGAATTTAAGAGATTCTATTGAATTACAAGATAGAGCAATTAGAGATGGTTATAGGGCTGCATTCCAAGCAGAAAATACGGCGACAAGAGCAGAGATGGAAGCGGGTACATGGAAACCTACGGAAATTACTATAAGGGATGAAAAAGCAACACAGCCTGTTCCTGTTGTGGTTCGTGAACAAGCAGATGCTAATAACATACCACAAAGAGAAGTAGCAGAAAAAGCTATTGAAACCTCTAAGTTAGAAAATAGAGTTGTAGGAACGACTAATAAAACTACAAGGAATCCTAACAAACGAGGAAACCTAAAAAGGAGACAAGATAGCACAGCTAACCTAGGAAGAGTCCCCAAAGAAAAGCTTCAAGAGATTGCTAATAGAGCTAGGAGACAAACTCCAGCAGATAGAACTCCTGTTTTAAGTGAAAAGGCTAAAAATCGTGCAAGAAAACTTGGTCAAAATATAGATGAACTAGAGGCTGATCTTAATCAGAAAGTAACTAGAATAGGGGAAATCGAGACTAGAGAACCTAAGTGGGTTCCTAAAAATGAAGCCCCGGTGGGGGATGTTGGCAATTACGCTGGCCGTAACGCAAGAGAAAATCTAAAAAATGTTCCTACTGAAAGATTAGAATACGCTTTAAATGAAATTGAAAACGGAACGGGTATAGCTAGTAGAGATGAAGCAGTGATTATGATAACTGGTGTTGACACAGTAATTATTCAGGGTGGTAAAAAAATGGCCTTTAGATTAATTAGGCTATGGGCAGAACGTGAAGAACTTAGGGCAGAAATTGCTAGAAGAAAACAAGAATCCGCAGAAACCTTTGACATTATCACAGAAGTTCGTCCTACCGTTAAAGATGGTAAGTATGGTGATAGCGAAATAATTTATAATACTTTTACTTTACAAGATATATTAGATGAAATAACATCCAGAGAACAAATAGGACCAAAAGCTAACGATAGCGGTACTTTGGTTAGATTGACTAATGGAGATTCG